CTGGTAGAAACCCAATATCCCTTGTAGGAACAATAGATCTGATTACCGTTAGTTTATCATATTCTGTCTCTTTGTCAAGCACTTCTTCAAGACCTAAAGAGATTGCTAGGAACGTTTTACCTGTACCAGCAGATCCTGACAGAACAAGGTTATCACCCTCTTCCCATGCTTCACACGCCAATGCTTGGTTTTCGGTAATCGGTTCAAATTCAGCCATATTATCCAAACGTAGGATCATGCTCTTGGTAGTCTGTTTACGGCTCATGTTTTAATTTTACTTTCTCGTCCTGCATGTTTATGCATATTGTTTAGATGATCTTTCCAACCATCTGATGTTCTAGCCAACGTACCACCCGTTTGTGCAACAATCTTGGGTGTTGATAAAGCTTGAACTAAGTTGGGGTTTTCTTCGAGATAGTCTTGTAGAGCACCAAAGGACATTACTGTATCCCACTCTTCACCACTATGCTTGTCTCTTATTGTATATACTGGCATGATCCATCCATTCTCTGTTACGCCTTTATATAGCTACGTTATATCTAAACCAATCTGGAACAATAGAGTTAGTCCAAGTCATGGAGAAACGCTCTTGCTTGGTTTGATAGAACTTACGGTATGATCCAATAGGATCTGAATGATCTACACACTCTGGTGATGCACCCATAGCAAGTTTGAATGGTGTACGGTCATTACTGTAGTTAGTCATAACAGGTGGGCGGCGTAGTATGTCACGCAACTTAGTATCTGTCATATGTACTTTACCATAACGTTTGGTGTACTCATCGCATAGAGCAACGAAGTGTTTGTAATGCCAATTGTAATTTGAATTAGTTTCCATAGTCCATACGGTACATGGGTGACCAGTATGCACAGCTTTGTATAGTGCCTTTTCCATAATAGGATCTGATAGCTCCCAATACTTTGACATAGTCTTACCTGACTGTGATGGACGTTTTGTTAGTTTACCGTCTAACATACGGTGTGCAGTAGATAACATCTGACCACTCTCTAGGATCATCTTGACTACATGTTTGTCGCACTGCATTTGTGCTGATTTGATTGGGCACTTATCTAATATAAAGATATTCATGGTACTCTCCACCTTTGCTTAACAATGTTACTTTATTATACACACGTTAGGCAAAGGTGTCAAGCGATTCGTTTTTCCTAATTAAACTTAGCGTGTTCCGATACTACATCTGCGATATGTTGATCTATGAACTCTTTCTTTAACATGATCTTATGAACTAGATCAGTTCTACCCTTCTTCTCTAGTTTTTTTCCATATGTTGTAAGCTCACGACTGTCTCTTTTGAGACGTTCAATTTGTGCTGATATCATATTAGTAAGTTTTCCTTAAAGTAAAAAAGGTCAACCCACGAGTGAGACGACCTTTGTTATAGTTGTTATGGGTGGATATTCATTAGCCAGATGCATCCCTGAGTAAGCCAGGAAATGCTTCGTAAACTACCTTGCGGGTCAAACCTTTTACTGCACGTTTTTGATTAACCATATTGATCACGTGCTTGGCGTCTTCTGGATGAATTGACTCCAGAATTTCTACAAACAAGTTCTCTCTGCGGATGGGGGGCATGTTGTCCCCAGGGCCACCTTTAATGAAGTTAACAAACTTCTTGTGCTGTCGGTGAAGGTTGGATGGTTCGGAACCATTTTTGTTGGGCGTATATGGTGGTGCGCCCACAGGCAAGTTCCACACAATAGTGCTGTCCATAGTTCCTCGAATGATGTCCTTTAAAGGCCAAGATTCGTTCTTCTTAAGGATCTCGACACGATCCTCTTTAGTTGATGCTTTGACTAGGTCTGCAAGCACCTCATATACTAGTGTCATTAAATAAACTCTCCTACACTTTCAATTAATAATCTACATCGCTTTTGTATTAGATAGGGAAAGACCTTGCCTCTGTTGTGATAAGGATCTTGGCTATCGTAGTTATTTATAATATCTTGTTTGACAACTTCTGGACATTCCTTCAAGTCGATCAACTTTCTGTTACGATGTATATTACGAAGCACTTCATCTCCCAATGCAGATGGATCTTCCATGAGCATTGCCTTCTTCTTGGCAGTCAGTGTATTCTGTCTACGCTCATCCACAAAGACATTATCATCAGATAGTACGTTAGGTACACCATCAGACGAGTCTCCCTTTAGGATGTGATCAGCTAGGAATAGTCGTGGATTTGGCTCCACTAGGAACTTTTTAGTAACCGTCGAATACTGTTTAACGTTCTTCATCGTCTGCAACTGCAAAAAGTCTTTATCTCCTGATATGATCATGACAGGCTCATGCTTGCCGAACTCTTGAGTTTCGTAACACAACTGAGCAATCGCATCATCGGCTTCACAACCCTCTTGATGAATGACCTTGTATGGAAAGTTGTCACGAATATCATCACGAACAAGATCCGTACAACGGTACACTTCATTCCAATCAACCTTGCTCTCATTACGAGTTTTCTTACGCTTGGCCTTATATTGCGGAAAGATCTCTCTACGAAAGTTATTCGTACCATTATCAGCAACAATACAGATCTCGCCATATTCTCGCTGAAACCTTACACGATATATGCGAATTTGGTTAAGGATCATGTGCCGCATCGAATCTTCAGTGGGCAATACCTTTGAGGCTAGAAACGTACTAATCGCAACAGCATTATAATCAATTAATATCATATGAACTCTTCCATTCCCACATCACGGTGATCAATAATGAAACTCTCTAACAGATTATTACTGTTAGCTTTAGTGACCCAATCCATAGCTTCATTGGTAACATCATTATATAGCTTATACTTAGCCACAAACATTTTTTGCTTTAGTCCCATTCTTTATAATCCCCACTCTCTTCATTATATTCAAATCCCATATGGTATTCATGGGTCTCTTCGGTAGTCAAATTATCTACACGTGGATTTTGATGAGTACCATTAGGGTATTTGTGTGGGTTGCATCCCCGACGATAGTAGGAATCCATCATACCTCTGTCAAAAGGTCCACCATGAGTTGCGTCAAATTCTTGGTCTTTAAACGTTAGCGTATCCATTCGAATCACTCCTATTTGCTTTCACAACTAATATAGCATGTAGAAAATAGGGTGTCAAGACTAATCGTAACCTAGACGTGCCACCTTAGAGATCTCTTTGGCATCTTCTTCCAGTCTATCAGACCAAGCAAGTTCGAAGCCTGTAAGACGATAACAGTATTCGTGGTTCCCCCACATGCGTTTAAGGTAACTGTCATGGATCTTTTCGATCTGATCTAAGTTATTTTGTTTGGGGATTAGGTGACCCTTGACCGCCCAATGTAGTTCATTAGCGAATTTAATGTTTACCATTGATCATTTCCGGGGCTAAATGAGAAACGTGCTTTGAATGGCACTTTAACCCTATGAATTCATTGTAATAATTAGGGTCAAAAAGTACGTTTTTCTCGAATTGTTCTTTAGCTTCCATATAAGACATTTCCCCCTTACTGACACATAAACGCACGATAGAACGTCTAAAACGATCTCCACTGTGTTCGGTCAGTATTTGTTTGATTGCTTCGTTGGATCCGTAGTAATCCATCCAGTCGGATTCTTTTACTATCACACGTTTACGGTTCTTTCCCTTAAGTGGTGGCAACCGTCTAGTAGACCAAAAGTTCTTCTTGCCGATATACTTCATACCGTTAGCGGTATCAAGGATCTCATACACAAAACCCACCCACGACGATAACTCATCAGGGGTGGGCTTAAATTCTTTATCTTCTAATAACCACATAATTCACCTTTTCATTACGGTGTTATTTAGTCATCTTCTAATTCCTCGTATCCTTCTTCTTCCATAATGATTGGATAGCCACACATAGGACAGTGGCAAGGAACTTCTCCTGAGATTACTTCTATCCAAGTTTCCTCTTCGCAGATCGTACATTCGTGTTTAATTGGTTTCGCCATCTACGCCTCACATGCCGCACAGTTCATGATATCTCGTACCAATTCCTGAGCTGGGTTAGCTGATCGTTGGTAATAGAACGTCTTGACGCCCAACTTCCAACCTTCGATAATCAAAGCATTGACATCTTTTGCTGGCACATCAGGGTGGATCAGAATGTTCAAACTCTGTGCCTGATCGATATACTTCTGTCGAGCACCTGCTTGTTGTACAATAACCAATGGTGCAATCTCTGAGAATGTCTTAAAGACAGCTTTCTCTTCATCAGACAAGAAGTCCAGTTGTTGTACGGATCCACCGTGCTTCAGAATATCCAACCAAGTAACATCATCATTCTTATTATGCTTTTCCAGAACATCATTAAGATATGGGTTGCGGTATGTAAACTTACCTTTAGCCAAGTCTTTAGTGAAGTAGTTAGAAGCCAATGGTTCGATAGAAGGTGACACTTGACCTAAGATGAAAGAAGAACTTGTTGTCGGAGCAATTGCACATGTAGTCAGGTTGCGCATACCATAACCAAGCATACCTTCTGGTTCACCATATTCAATAGCAAGTTCTTTAGATGCCGCCCAAGAACGGTCTTGAATGAACTTAGAGATCTCAACAGTCAGGATGTGAGCATCAAACGACTCAAATGGAATCATCTTAGACTGTAGGTACGAATGCCAACCAAGTTGACCTAGACCCAAAGCTCTCCAACGTCGAGCAAACTTGTTAGACGAATCCATGAATGGAACATCATCAGTCTTCTCAATGTATTCTTCCATGACAGCATCAAGGAACCAAATCATTGTCTCAACAGCGTCTGTCTCTTTCCACTCATCATACTTCAGTACGTTCATAGATGCTAGGTTGCACACAAACGATTCATCTTCTGAAGATGGTAGCGCAATTTCAGAACACAAGTTAGATGCCCAAATTTTGATACCTTGATCACGCAACGCTTTTGGTGCGGCATTATTAATCGTATCTTTAAAGAACAAATAAGGATAGCCACTCTCACGGCGTTTGCGTAGGATACGTGCCCAAACAGTACGCTTGTCCTGATCACCGTCGATCATAGACTGCATCCACTCATCACCAATACAAACACCAAGGCTTAGATTAATGATAGAGGATCCCTCTTCACGTGCATCTAGGAACTCCATGATGTCAGGAGATTCAACATCAAGATATGCCGCCATGGATCCACGACGAACATTACCCTGTGCCACAACATCAACTGTTGTTTCCCATAGGTTCATAAAATGTACAGGACCATCGGCTGTACCACCACTCTTAATGGGAGCACCTCGGTGACGTAGTGCACCAAAGTATGCGGATGTGCCTGCACCCATCTTAGTCTGCATACCAACTTCCGCAACCTTAGCTAAGATTGATGGCATGTTGTCCTCTACCTTAACCCCATTACATGAGATTGGTAGTCCTTTACTTGTAGCATAGTTTGCCCACACAGGAGAAGACAACGAATAGAAGCCACGACTCATATAGTCGTAGAACTTATCAGCCCATCCAGTACCTTCCAAGCCAAGAGATTTCTCCCCAGCTTGTGCAATATTTCTTGTTCTTTCTTCAACGGTCATATTACCGTCGATGTATCCACGGCTCAAGAACTTCCGTGAATCATCATTTGCCCATTCAAAACCCATCATATATCCTCTAAAATAAATCGTCTGCGGAGATGCCTTTACCCTTTGCATACTCAACAGGTCTCTTCTGAAAGAAGTCTGTCATGTTTGCGCCAAATAGTTCTTCATCAAACCAGAACGTTTCCTTAATGTGATCATCGTCATAAACGATTTCACTGCTATCTATGCCAATCGAATCCATGCTATCTGACATGCGTTTCGCAATGAAAGATTTTAGGATATCAGCACTTAGACCATCGGCGGTGTGTCCGTCCATAATCCATTCAATAACTTTACTCTCAGCCTTCAAAGACTCAATGCACTCATGCTTGATACGCTCTTCTAGCTCTTCGTCAAACAGTTCTGGATACTCTTCACGCAATGTCTGGATCAGCTTGATGCCAACTTGAGCATGTAACATCTCTTCATTACGTGTGTATTGTACTTGTTGTGCACAGTCCTTCATTACCGCTTTGTTGCGATTCATGTGCATGATAATGTAGAACTGTGAAAACAAACTAACATTTTCCACGAACAATGTAAAGAGGATAATTGAGTATATGTACTGCTTTCGGTCATCAGCATATACTTTCTTATTGTACTTACGTAGGTAATCTACACGACCCTTTACGACCTCTACATTGAGGTTCTCTTCGAATACATGGGTGAGGTGTAAAACATCTAAGATCTTTTCATAAGCCATGTTGTGAATGACTTCTGAGTTCGCCATAGCGTAGCCTAGATCTTTAATTGATGGGTGTGGTAGGTTGTTGCCTACGTCTGCCCAAAATGATTTAACCGCAATTTCAATCTGTCCAATAGCGGACATTGTTTTGACAACAACTTGTTGTTCTGCTGGGGTTAAATCATTTTTGAATTGGGAATAGTCTGAGCGGAAATTGAATTCTTCGGGTGTCCAAAAGCCTTTCCAAATCGCCTCAATGAACTGTTTAGTCCAAGGGTATTGATCAGGCTTTCGTGAGATTTGTTCTTCGAACAACATAAACGGCGTCTCCATAGAAAATGGGATGAGAGAATACTCACCCCAGTTGGTAGTAGTATATAGCATGTTGGGTATTTTGTAAATAGCTAAATGTAGTAGATAATCAAATTAAATCACTACATGTGACACTATTCCTCAGTCGGTGTCTCTTTTGGATCTAGAGCTTCTTCATAGTATCCGACAATAGCCTGAGTGTCTTTGATGTATCGGCGTAGATCACCAATGCCTAGTGCTAGGTTCTCATATCCTTTAGGTGTAATCGCAAAGAAGACTGGTTGTCCAGTATCGTCTTGAACTCTCTGTAGGAATTCGTCAACGTTATCTCCATTGACCACATACCAATCTACAGGTGGCATAGTCACGCCTTTAGGTCTGGCTTGAATAGGCACAGATTGCTGAACAAATTCTGTTTGCGTAATTACCTTTGGCTCTACGTTACTGCCCAGACACCCCATCAGCATCATCGGTGTCAGTAGGAGGAGATGTTTCATCTTCAATTCTTTTAATAAGTCTAGCGACTGCATTGTCAACCCTTTCTTCCAAACCTTGTGGGTTTGTTATAGCTTCCATAGTTAAATCAATCTTCGAGAATTTACTTCTCAAAGCATCTAAGTGTACTTGTGAGTTCTGTAGTGCTCTAGACAGGTTTGCATTAAGTTCTTCGTTACGTTCTGCATTCTCTGTCATCTCTTGGATAGTGTTAGCCTGTGTAACTGTAACAGCTTCTAACTTAACATTGTTCTCACGAAGTGTGTTCATTGTTTCTTGGCTCCATAGGTAGTATTTGTAACCACCATATCCAGCCGATCCCATAATCCCTACGATTATAAGAAATAGATATACTTTAATCATGACTCAATCCTTCCACAAACTTCCTAAACCGCTTTAGCAGTACAGGCTGTTTCTTCTTTGAATGTCTTTTATCAGTTACACTGATCTCTTTAGGCTTAGGCAATGCATTCGGTGCCATGTCCACGCCACCATGAGCGATAGAGTTAGTCGGTGCATCTTCTTTAATCATCTGATTAGTTCCCCTGCCGTTATATAGATATTCTTACCTGTTCGCATATGAGTTACCTCATAGATGTCTAATCCTAGAACTTCGCCAACAGGGAATGTATCTTCTTTAATTCGTACTTGATCTCTTTTGATAACAACTTCATCACAAGTTTCGTTGATTACCTTGCTTCCGTTCACCCTAAACACTCCGGGAGATAGTTGCTTGTTTTCTAAAACAAACCACTCACTGGACTCTGCTACCATATCAATTGGATCTATTCCATCATCTTCTAATATCTTCTTATACAGACGATAGACATATTCATGGTTTAATCCTGCCAATGCACAAACAAACTTATATTCTTCATCTTGCTGTTCAAACCATATACGAGCAATAAGACACTCATAAAAAGCCTTTAATCGTACTCTGGAAAGCAGATAGCCCTTACTATCGGTTACCCTAAACTTTATGCCTATTTTCTTCTCTGGTGCATCATAAATCTTAACATCGTTAAAATCTACCCTTGCATCGTGAAATGACTGCATAATTACAGAAACCCATAATAGGCTTTCTGGGGTAAGATCATTCTTATCAATTAAATGTTCTTGATTTGTTTTCACACATAGAACATACCATATCTAGACACTTTGTCTACGGTTGGCACTAATAGTCTGCCATAG